CACGAACGTCCGCACTGTCGACAAGCTCCGAGCCAGCTGGGACCTCAATCGAGGTCGTAATCAGCATAACTCGGGTCGAGCCGGCAAAGTCACAAGTAACACTCTTGCGAGTGATCTGCTTGTAGACGTTCATCGGAGCAGCAGTCACTTTACCATCGCTATCAAGCGTGCGGCTCTTGAGAACCGCAGGTTTGAAAAACGAGAGGGTAAAGGGAGTTGATGCTCCGGTGGTGGTGACACCAGCTTGCGTACCGCCAAGGGCGGTGATCGCAAACTGCTTCCCATTAGAGGAAGGCGCGGTGTCAGCGGACAGGGTATACGTTGGAGACGTAAAACCTGTCTGCGCGGTCCCCGTTACGGGGCTTGCAGGACTCCAGGACATTGAAGTGGTCCTTGTTGCACAGGGTTGCTGAAAGTTCAGAACTTCGACGCGCGAACACGAACAAGCGCCGCGATATTCAACCATTGGGTCGAATACCCCGGAAGCTTAAACCTAAAATCCGGTATAGGTACCGAATTAATAGGCAATCGTTTCACGCGCTTAGCTTCTGAACGCCAATCGCCAGGTGAGAATGCTTGTTGGAGGATCTTAAAAACCGCAAGGTTGTTAGTGCTACGAGCGTCAACAAGTTGGAGGATTCCAACTTGCCGCTCGGTTCTAGCACCCCAACTCAAGTGGCACTTTCGGACACTCCAAGCATCAATTACCTTACCAATATTAGTAAAGTAGTCGATGAGGAAGGAGTACGGAATCAATTCCCATACGGTGGGGATAATATTATCGGGCGAGAAGCCCCATAATCTAGCCTCACTTGTATAGGGTTGATTAGTACTACACTTAATGGCTCCACGGTACCAGACTTCCGAAGTATTCGTGAGCTTTTTGGAGCTCACGTACTGAAGAAATCCGGCGCCGAAGCTTGGTCCAGATGAAACAGTCTCTGAAGTAGTTGAATGACGCCCATGAATCACAACTATGTTGCGATCCAGGTAGTCCTTCCGCTTCTCCAAAAGGCTGTGAGCGTCTTTGATGTCATTAATCAAAGGCGTCCATCCGAACGAATGCTCGAGCCAAGTCTCGCTAAGATAGCGGTTACGCGAATTAGTGGTCCTACCGGCCTTACCCTTATTCCTAAGGATACGGTCATATAGGTCGCCAACTCGTTTCCGC